GAGCCACGAGTGAAAGTTTCTGTGCCATAATCAGCTATCCAGAATGTAAGAAAATGAGGCGCTGGTGCGTGTGACCTGTACGCCATTTAGGTAATCGATTGCGGCCTGAAATAGTTCAACCCGCTCGGTGGGTTTAAGATCGATTTGGAAGCTGGCCGATTGCCCGCCCGCTGAAGATCCAACCAAAGCACGGCCTGATGCTGCGCCCGTCATTGCCGCGTTGCGGTCAGTGGCAAGGTTGGTCAGGGCGCTTGCGGTAACTCCGGAGGCTTGTGCCAGGTAGTTCGTCGCAACTGCCCGCGTAAGTCTGCGGGAAATAGCCATCACGTCGCCACGGGTGTCAACGATTCCTCGTCCAGTGAAGCGGTCGGCCTAATGACTTTTCCGTACACGGCAAAGCCAGCCAGATATGTTTCGCAATCGTATAAGTGATCCTGCCTGCTTTTGATCCGTATCCATTCGTAATGATCGCGCCCTGTCTTGCGGTTGATCCGATGCACCTTTTTGTGGCTGCTCATGTGCTCGCGGTAGTCTGGGCTTACGTCGTGTGCAATTTCCCAGCGTGGCCCCTGCCCTCTTCGCAACCATGCCAGCAGATCCTGACAGGCTGGCGAGCTGAGCAGCAGAAGCATGCAGCCCGCGTCAGTAGGTTGCTCTGCTGAGTGTACTGACTTCATTCGACCGCGTGGCGTTTCGATCCAGTAGGCAGGACGCTCTTCGCCCTTTAATGCAGTCCACTTGTAGCGAGCACAGATTCGATAGGAGTCTTGAGTCTCGTATCCGCTATCCATCGCGGTGTGCTTGGGTTGAACGCCTAGCGTGTGCAAGTGTTGCGCCACGTCCTCGATCGTTCGTGCCCGGCCTTCGTCGATTAGTCTGCTGGTTCCATCCCTAGCAAACGCCCTTACCACAAACCAGTACTCATCGATCTGTCTGTCTATGGCCGCCAGTTTAATATGTTCTGTTTCCCAATCCTGCTTTTTCGCAAATGCGCCAGCGGGAATGTCGATTGTTTTATCATCATCAAACTGATCTTCCCACGGCATCGCGCTCCATCCGTTCACGAATCCTTGCAAGCCGTGTAGGTAATGCTTTTGAGTCAGGAACTGTTTAGCGCAATCGGCGAAAGTGACGGTCGGCGAGTACCAGCTAGGCAGTCGCATGCTTCGCCTGCCGCGTTCTGCGTTTGGATTTGCTGCCACCCACTTGCCTTGCTCAACGGCTGATCGCCTGTGGCCCTCAGTCCACGGCTCGTTGCATTTAGTGCAATGGTAAGCGGCCGTCTCTCCCACTTTTTGTAGATCCCATTTGCCGTCAGGATTGCGTGCGCTATCCGCCCAACGCACTTGCCCAAATTCCATCGCCTGCATTTCACCGCAAGCGTGGCAAGGGACGTGGAAAGTTTCCTGCGTTCCTGCCTGATAGTTCTGCCATATATCGCCCGTGCTTAACGTCGGCGTGCTGGTCAGTACGTGCTTGCGGTTTGGGAAAGCCTTTGTGCGTTCTAACGCCAGATTGTAGGCGGCCGCTTCCCGTTCGGTCGGTGGGGCGAACTTGTCCAGCTCGTCTAGTACCGCAATGCAGATCGGCCGCGAGCTGATGTTCGCCGGGCTATTCGATCCAACCAGACTGAGAGTCATGCTGGTAAACTGCATCTCTAGGATTTTGAAATCGTCGCTGTCGTATGGGAACAGTGCCCGCACCGGCTTGCACTTTTCAAAGATCGGAGTCAGTCGAGTTTCGCTGTAGCTCCTAGCCAGATCCGCGTTAGGCATTACGAGCAGTGCCGGCGCTGGATCGTTGGCGATTCTGTACGCCAGCCAGATCGCAAGAGTCAGCGTCTTGCCTGTCTGCGATCCCCAGCAAAGGCTGACGGTGTGGACGCCGGGATCGGCCAGCGCCTCAAGTACGCCCGCCACGTAAGGTGTGTATCTGGTTGAGTAAAGACCTGGGCGAGCGGTTATCCTGCTATCTAGCTGGATGTTCTTTTCTGCCCACTCGATCACAGACGGCGGTGGCTCAAAGTTCCAGCGGTCGCGTTCGCGTTTGAGTAGCTGTTCGGCCGCCTTCACAGCGCGGCCTGCACTTGTCGCATTACTTGCCCCACCTCGTTCTCCACCTCTTTCTGGATCTCGGCGGCTGGCCGGTGAGCGCAGATAGGCGCTAGGCGTTTTGGCATACCTAGCAGTAGCGGGATTAGTGCGTTAGTCCGGCGTGCCAGTATCTTGTCTGCCTCGTCGATCGCTACCATTTTGCCCTCCGCCTCGTTGATGTCCGGCCGGTCGCCCTTCATTTTTCGCAGTGCCTCCACGACGCGGGTGTAATCGCCTATCAGTGACGACCGCTCCGGCCCGCTCGCTTCCTTGGCGGCCTCGCCCAAGGTGGCGGCCAGCGATTCAAGTCGATCGATCTCGCCGTCTAATCCTATCCCGGCTATCGGCTTCATCGGCTTTGCGGCCGCAACCGCCTGCCCTTTCTCAAGCTGACGCCGGGCTTGGCGCAAACCGACGCCGGTGGCAGCGGCTTGAGCTAGGATTGCGGTGTTTGGTCGGCGTCCCATGGGGTCTAACTATGTTTTTACAAACCACTCAAAAAAGAGGTGGCAGTTGCAAGCACCCCGATTGGGCTTGGTTTGCAAAAAGATTCCTTAGGCACTTACGCAAGCTGGCCTACCTAGGCCGCCCCCCTAAGGTCGTTGTACGCCTTCACGATCGGCTCGGCCTCAGCCAGGAATTGCTCCTTCAGCACCTTATCCTGGGCAATAAATTTTGCGCCTCTCGACGCAAGCCACTGCCTTGCTTTCATAATGGGGAACAGGAAGTGCTTAGGTTCGCTTGGTTCGCTCATGGTGATGGGGTCGGGCAAGATTCCGATGCGCAGATATGTCTGCCGCATAAGGCTTGGATCTGCATCGCCACTACTCAGTCGCTTCTGAGTGGCTGCGACTTTCTCATATCGTTTGCCAACCTCCTCAGTAATCCCTGCCTCCTCGCATATGGCCTGCACGTCTTTACCTTCAGTCCGTGCTACTGCAATGATCTCGCCAGCGTCAGATGCCAGTGAGATTGTCCTGCCTACCAGCTCAATCGCCTTGTCCCGCGTTTCGTTTAGTTTGTTTATTACAGATAGTAGTTTCATTTCTTAATACCTTTCTTTAATGCGGCCATGTTGAATTTAGGTGCTTCACGCCGCCGCTTTGCGTGAACACGGTATGCCCGTTTGCGGTAGGATTCGCGGGCCTTCTCGCTCTTCTGCGATCGTGCTCGGATACCCAACCGATCATAGACTTCTGTGACTTTCTTACTGATCGCCTGCTTGGTGATGCCGTAACGCTTGGCCACGGCCGTCATAGATTCAGGCGAACGGTTAAGAGATATGTTTAAGACCGCATGCCCCAGCGTGTCCGTTCGGTTAGCCATAGCCGGGTGATCGGCAGACTTATCCATAAGGTGCTCTATCACTTTTGTAATAGTCGCAACCGTTGAGGTGGTGACCGTAATTTTAAGGTCATCGCATGACTCAAAGACCAAGTCTTGCAAACTATCGATCATGCTTGCTGGATGCGGAATGACCGCTGGGATTCGCTCGATTGCTTCCTGATCTATCATATTAGATTAACCTCGCTAGTGCAGTCGTTAGTGCAGTAATGGAAATGGTGTAATGCATTAGTGCAATAATAGGCCCTAAAGGGCCTTTATTACTGCACCTACATGCTCCGCAATACTGCACTAGTGCAGTAATAGTTATTGCACTAACTTTAAAATGGCTCATTTGTCACCTTTTTGCTGAATAAACCAGCCTCAGTTTCTTCGATCAAACCGTCCTCTTTGGCCTGCTTCACACGAGCCTTCGCTTGCCGTTCCTGCAACCCAGTGGCCTGTTGTACGAATGCGACCACTTGGCTGTATTTAGCCCCTTCGGGTAACTTGCCCCAATCGATCGACATAGCCTTTCTGCCCACTGACTTTTCAGGCGCTCCTACTTCAATCCACGCCATCCCCCTGTCGGCATGCTTTAAGTGGACTAAGGGCTGCGTCTTGGTTGCAATAAAATCGCTCGCAGTAACGCTAGGACGCAAGCCAGACCGCTTTCCGCGCTTGGTTACTTCCAGCTTATAGGTGTACGTTCCTTGCTCATCCTGACCGCAAGGCGACAGCATTAAAACGGCTCTTGCCCAATTCGTCAGCTCGGATGATCCAAATCCGCTGTACGCCTTGTCGTGTCCTTGGTAACCGCTGCCGTCCCGTGTTGGCTTTGGCGTATGGTGCATAAGCATCCAAGCAAATCCGCCAGATAGGGCTAGCGGGTTAAGCAAATTACGCAAAAAGCCACCGGCCGTCTCTTGGCTGGATAAGTCGCCACCGATAAACGCAAGCAGCGGATCTACCCAGGCTAGGTCGGGTTTATGCTTTTCAGCCAAGCGACGCATCCTGTCGACAAACCGCTCACCCGTGGAGGTGCAGTCACGCACGATCACGATGTTCTGCTTCACCCGTTCCAGCTCCTCTGCGGTCAAATCCAGCGCCTTTAAAATGCCCTGCAACGCTTCCGCCACGTCGCCCTCGTCGTTCTCCGCCTGCACGATCAGCGACTTCAACGGCTTGCCGTGTGGGCTAATGCCAAACAGATCACGTCCGGCCGCCCAGGTGATTGCGGCCTGTAAGCACAGCACGCTCTTTCCAAGGCCACTGCTACCGACCCACAACGCCGAGCCGCCACGGCAAATCCACCGCTTTCCGAGCAGTTGCGTGATGTCGGCATCTTCCTTAAAATTAACTAACTGTTCCCAGCTATACGGCTCGGGAATATCTCCGTAAATCGTGCGCTCCATCCATTCCATGTAGGTCAGCGTAGGTGCGCCACATTCGACCAACTCCTGCTGTAACCCTGTGGCCGTCCGCATCGCACCGGGCAACCTCGACAACCGCCCTGCGTCCTTGTTGGCAGGATCGGGTTTACTGTGCTCTAGGTGCTTGTAGATAAAGTCCACACGTTCAGCGAACTCCTTGGCGTTGGCTGCCCGAATCTCCACCCAGGCGTGCAGGCTTCGTGATCCGCTCTTTATGATGGACGACGTAGGCAGGCCACTGCGCTTAATAATGGCCCACTGTTCAGCCATCGTGCTTTCATCGAACTCGATCAGACAGTGGCGATACTTCACGATCGACTCCGCTTTCCGATTCTTTCCGTTGTTAGCGTTAATCGACACATACACGCCCACTGCGTCCCCTTGCCACTCCTTAAGCCCGTCGCCCTTAAACAGCTCTAGCCATTCCTCACGGCTTCGCGTCTCGCCTGCACCGTCCGGTCGCTCTCGGCCGTCCTTATCTTTAATCGATCTACAGATATTTATATAATCGCCCACGTCGAAACAGGTAGTCAGGAATTTATCTACCGGCCCACTCTCCACGCTGATCGGCATAGGCGGCACTGGCAGATCCTCACGAACGATCGCCCCGTTCTGATACCCGTATTTTGCTTTGGGTTTCCACGCTTCCCTGGCTGGCTTACTGAACGCGGATCTAACCGCGCCTACTGCCTCGTTCTGCGACAGCCCGACCTTAAACGCCCACTCTTCTGCGTTCGTCGTTGCGTCGAACTCCGTCAGCCCTTGGTCGCGCCACTGGCAGGCTAGCTTAAATAGTTGAGTGTTGCGTTCGCCTTCAGCGGCCCCGTTGCGGTGGATTGCTTCGATTGCGGGTGGTAGGGGTGCGATCATTTTTTAGCAAATCCTTTCAATGCCTTGACGATGACGTACTCAATCACTGCCTGTTGATCTTTCTTTAATTGCTTCAGTCCAAATGCGTGCAACGCCTTGGCCGTCTTACCGTCATAGGTTACGTCGACTAGAACCTGCTTCGGTGCAGGGCGTGCTTTGCCAAAAGTAATTTTACCTAGATCCTTCATTTGCTTTCCTTTTCTTTTTTCGCCTCAACGGCTTTTGCCTTAAATCCCTCGGCCTGCTTCAGCATTTCAGTGGCCATAAGAACTGCCAGATCCAACCGAGTGCGTACTGCGTCGTACTGCTTCTTCAGCAAATTCTTCTTCGCACGTTCGAGCACGGCGAGATGCCAGGTGAGACGTTTTACCGACATAAACCATCCATGAGAGATTTAATGTTAAATTTAGGGGCCTCTCTTTTTCTTTTTTTGTGAATACGCATTGCGCGTTTAGCGTAAATCTCACGAACCTTGTCGCTTCTTTGGAAGTCAAGGCGTACATCAAATTCTTCAGCTAAAGAAATCAGCCTTTTTGAGATCGCCTGTTTTGTAATTCCCCGCTCTTTAGCGGTTAGGTTTAATGTAGTGGCAGGTTTGTATTTTTGTGTTTTAGAAAAAACAAGCAGCCTGACTACAGATGGTGGAAGAACTATGTCTCTCACCACTGCCCCATTCCCCAGCGGTGGCGATTGGCACGGGCCTCTCGCGCGCAGTCGGCGTACTGCTCCGGCGTGTAGGTTCCGATGACGCGGGCGGAGAACATAATAAGGAGCTGCTTAAATGTCATAGATTTGCCCTTCATAAGAATCATCTTCTCGCGTCTCGGCTTTGGTTTCTTCGTTTGCTAGCTCTTCTTGCACTTCTTCTGTTCCGCAGTTACACACCTCAGAATCAATGTGGATGTAGCAATTCAGAGCATGGCCGGGGTAACGCCTTAACTTTTCTGACTCAACCTTTAACTCAGCCCAAAGATGTTTGCTAAATTTCACAGCACCGCCTTCGGCAGCGGCCCCGCCAGTTTGTATTGGTACTTGCTGGCGTCGTATTGCAGCGGGTATCCGAAAAAGTCACGCAGCAGATCGATGTCCCGCTGAATGGTCTTGTAGCTACATTCGAGTTTCACGCCCAACCTGGCACAGCTCGGCAGCGTCAGATCTCGGCGCAGCATTCCTGCAATCACGCCAAGACGGCGGAACGTCGGCCGTGTATCGCCAAGGCCCGCAGCGCGATTGCGTTTAGATGCAAACGTGGCGGCTCGTGTACTCACTTCATCACCTCCACCATCGCCACCTTCGGCAATCGCATCGCGTTAAACTGCTTTTCGCTCGCAGCAAACACGTCCACCACGGGCAACTTCCCACCGCTTGCCTTTTTGCTCTTAACGGCAGTGCCAGTATCCACGGCCACCCACTCCCGCTTCCCGCCCATCACACGGATCTTGCTCCACAGCGGAATGATGTCGGGATCGACGGCGCAGTGACGGCCAGCCCGCAACCTGGTGCCAGTGCTCGATTGATAGCGGCTGCTCCACTCATCTTCTCCGGGCCAGTAGCCAGTGATGCGAACTTTGATTTTCTTAACGTCGATCTTTTTTGCGATCGGGCGCAAATCAATTAGGGCGTTACTTAGCTTTGTGGTTGTAAAGCCAAGCAAAGCAAGGATTGAAAGCAGTGTCCTCATAGCCCGCTCCTAATGCGATCGATCAGATCGTTTTCGCGTCCTTCAGCAGCCGCCAGCGCGGCCTTCGCCTCCGCCAGCTCACGGGCCAACGAGCGCACGCGGTTCAGCAACTGCTCCTGGGTGGATTGTTCGGGTAATACTTCAATCACAGCGCACCTCACGCGGGTCGTACTTTTTCAGCCAGCGCCACACCTTGCAGATGGACGTAAATGCCTCGAATGCTTGGGCAACTTGTTCGGCCGTATAGCGAATGTCCTGCAACTGGCCGGTGACTGGATCGATCAGAATGTTTCGGCAAGCCATCCCATCGTCGGTAAATGCGTATGCGTAGGCACTCAGCTGCAAAAGATCAGTTTCATAGCCCGATGCTTTTGAAACGCCTTTCGCATCCTTCTTAAATTTTCTGGTTTTAAAATCAATGACCTCCATCTCGCCATGGATCTGGGCGATCAAATCTACTCGCCCTGCGTACCCTTCGGCCTCATTCACTAGCACGGATTCACTGGCGTGAACTTTAGTCACGCAACACTCACGCCATTCTTTTAGCCCTGCATAATGCTCCTCGTATCCTTTGACTAGGTCACCCGGTTCCTGCCGATTAATTATCATTTCAGCTAGGGAATGAATGTGAGTCCCGCGGGCAGCGGCGGCCTCCACTTCCTTTCTGCTGTCCAATACCACCCGCTTGGCAAAATCGGCCAACGATTCACTATCGTTGCGCGGAAGCGAAAGAGCCGCAGCAATCGCTTGCTCCTCTTTCCAATTCATCAGCCCCTGCTTGCTGGGGCCAGCCGCTCCGAGGATGGTGGTCACGGACGGAAACGCCCCTACTTTTCGGGCGGATCGCAAGTCACCGTGGCACGACTCACCCGACGCTAGGTAATAGTGCGACGACTCCGTCTTTGCCGTGGCAATTAACGCAGCCATTACTGCCAATCCTTAATCAGTCGCATGGTCATAAGAGCCAGCACGACTGCGGTAGTGGGGAATACGATTTGAACTACTAAAGTTAGGATTTCCATTTTGGTATTCTTTCTGGCCGAGGTGGGGATTGCCCACCCCGGCCAAGTGCTCAGAACGGCACGGGTGTCCCGTCGGCATCTAACTCGACGACGGCTGGTTTCGGTGCGCCAGGGCGATTGCATTTCCTGACGAAGTCTTTATCGACTTTGATTTTATTCGCTCCGGCAGGGAGTACAGCCTGCACGTTTGCGTATGTGGAGCCATCACGCTCCGCATGTGTCACAAGGATTTGGCACGGCTTACCGATAAGCGTTTCCAGATCCAGATTCTGCGGTGGCGCCTTTTTGGCGTAGGATTTCAGATCTTTGAACAGAGCTGCTTTCTCATGCAGGCTCAGCCCGTAACGCCGGCCGATGGTGAACGGCCGCCCGTCCTCCATCTTCTCAGCGATCTGCCAGACCAACCTGATCTGGTGCTTCTTTCCATACTGCGTTTCCACCACGCCGAGATCCTCAACGTCGCAGAAGACTGCGTCGTGGCTCCCTTCCGGGGCTGGCGTATATGTGCCCCCTCTTGATGCTACGATTGGCATACTAGGATTTCCTTTCTTGGTTTCTTTGTTTTTGTTTCTTGGATTTGCGACGACTACTCATCGTCACAAAAATCGTTATTTCGGTGCGGTTGGTTAAGGTCTTGGAACTCGCGGTCGGCCAAGTGCCACGCGATCTCATGTTTGCGGGCCAAGTCCTTGGCTTGTGCTAAGTCGCCACGATTGACGGCTTTCACAACTCGCTCGGCTGAGTTGCGACAGGCCATCACTTCAATGTTTTCGATAAGGCGGAATTTGGTCAGGTCAGTCATAATCAGCCCCGGCGGTTGTTGCCGTAGTAATCGCAGAAACGCTGATTCTCATATTCAGAATCAGCCCTTTCCCGCTCATAGACGTCGTACTCGTAGTCCGGCTTATCGTTGATAGGTGTATCGTTGGTTGGTTCGCTCATTTTGTTTTCTCCTTCATCGAAAGGCGGAATGATTTGGCAGTCATCGCCACTGCTTCGGCCGTTAAACACTTGGTTGTAAAACGCCAGATGCGCCAGCCCAGGTCGGCGGCTGCTCGGTACTTCTCGCAATCTTTGACCATCCCCATCCCCCGCCCGTGACGACCGCCAAACGGTAGGAACGCACCACCGTCCAGCTCGATGGCACAGCGGGCAGATTTGCAGGCAAAGTCGAAACGCCATTTGCGAGTCGGGTGAAACGTGTGCTCGGCTACTAACTCTGGGCCACAAGCCACAGTCCAAAGCACGACAAACTTTTTTGCCAGTGCGCTCACGATTGCACCCCGCTTTTCTTTAGGAGGCTTTGTAAAATCTCCTCTATGCGGTCTAGGCGATTGCGGAGATCGCGGTGCTTAGTCTGTAGATCGATCAGAGCAGTTGTCTGAGACAGCTGGGCCGATCCATAGGATTGGGCTGCACTGATGGGCAATACGCCCTCTTGCTCAAGGTCGCGCACGCTCACAGCAACTCCTTGCGGATAAAATCTACAACCCAGAAAAAGATCACCGCGCCAATGGTCAGGCCGGTAATTCCGCAACCGATCGCCAGTAGCCAGCCAAGGATTAAGGCCGACACTTGGGCAAGATCCCGCATGACTTCCCACGAAATCATTTGCTGGCCTCGTGCTGGGCGTGCCACATACGGCACACGGCGGGGTTAGGGTGATAAACGAACGCGTCGGGCGTTAAATCGTATCCGCCCCGCGAATTTAAATTAAGTTGTTGGTAGTGAGCCTTTTTAGGCTCAGTTATTACTGCCGTGTTACTGTTTCGGCGTAAGTCGTTGCAGTGATAAGCATCGGACGGGGTGGGATTTGAACCCACGGTACTATCTCCTTCTTTGATTTGATTGATTATGCTTGGCACGTTCATTGTATGTTATTGCGTTAAACTGCCCAAATGTTACCGTTATCACCATGGCGTATTCTTACCAGAAACGCGGCAGCCCTTGGTTCTTTATTCGTTTTAAAGATCCGTCCGGCAAGTGGCGCACGAAAAGCACCCGCTACCGAATCGACAACACCCTGCACCGCGCCAAGGCAACGGCCGAGGCCGCTCGACTTGGCGTTAACGAAAAGCGAAAAGATTGCGGCAGCGATTGGGTTGACGATTTGATCGAGAATCATCCTGTTTCCCCTCTGACAAAAGTGTATTACAGGAATTGCTGGCGTCATCTTGCGAGGTTTATTAATGAAAAAAGAATAAGTCTGCAAGCGTTTTCTGCAAATGATTGTGAAATTTATTTGAGATGGCGCCAAAGCCTTCCCCGCACCTCTGGCGGTAAGGCTGGACGGAACCAAGCGTGCCAAGATTTGAAGATTATCAAATGGATTCACAGGCAAGGTAGATTGCTTGGAAAAATGGATTCTGTTGCCCTTTTGGATTACCGAATTAAAAAAGGCCCGATTGGTCGAGTTAAGCCCGTCTTTTCGGATAGTGAGATTAAAATTGTACGGAAAGCCTTGGCCGTCGATGGCGTGCCTGAATGGATGCGAATCAGCTTTGAAATCGCCTTGGCTACCGGCTGCCGTTTGCGGGAGACGCAGATCCCGCTGGATTGCGTGGACTTGAAAAACCGTGTGCTGACTTTCCCCTGCCCCAAGGGTGGAGCTGGTAAATCCTTTAGCATCCCCATCCCGGCCGCCATCGAACCCATGCTGGCCAAGATGAAGGCCGAGGGACGCGAGATGACTTGTGAGGTTCCCCGCACGCGAGCCTCGCTTTGCTGGCGTCGCCTGCTCGATATATGCGGTCTTAAACGTCACTGCTTTCACTCCCTGCGTGTAACTCGTGTAACCAGGCTTCGGCTTTCAGGTTGCTCGCAATCCGTTGCCATGAGACTCGTGAACCACTCGTCGACTTTAGTGCACGAGTTGTATCAACGGCACTGCGTAGACGATCTCCGCGATGCAGTGAACTTAGGCCAGTCTGCATTAGCCTCCACCGATCAAAATCCGACGGAATTACCTTACCCGCGATCAGTGGGAATCCAGGCATCGCCTGCATTTGCTTAATTCTGACGTAACCTAACCCGTAAGCGGCGCCTAGTTGGCGAAGGGAAAGAGCTTGGTTCTGCTGACGCAGTTTCATGGAAATATCGTTGAGACGCCCCAAGCTCATTAGTATCTAGCTTTGCTCTCCCGATGCTTTTGCAAGCAGTTGAGTGATGAGCTGGGAAAGCGAAATACGACGGAGAGCGGCCAGTTTTTGTGATGCTTTTTTCACCGCAACGGGCAGAACGATGTTGGTCTTTTCCGCTTTTAAACCGCTGAGTGGACGACGAGGCATACGCCTGTGATACGCATACACGGCGTATTAGCAATACTTTTCTTTTTGCGATTAACTTTTTAATCTATACTTGAATACGTAATAAATACGCATACAATCGCCCCTATGAAAAAGGCCAAAACTAACCTTACCATAGACCCAAAGGTAAAACGCAACGGTGAGCGAATGGCCAAGAAGGGTGGATTAAGTTTATCTGCCTTTATCACCACCCTGCTAGTGAAAGAGCTGGCAAAAGAAAAAAGACGTTAGTTTTTGGGCGATTTGCCTGAAATAAGGCGGTAGTGCGGTATTTTTCGGCAATGGCCTAAAAACTTCTTTCCCTTTGAATCAACGTGAGGCAATCGAACCACATAACTTTTTTTCTCGGCTCTGCCGTCTTTAACCAAATGAGCTAAAAGCTTGTTCGCGTAATTTGCCGACTTGCCCCAAAGCTCGGCGATCTGGTTTTTAGTTAGCCAGCCATCGGGTACTACCTCCTGCCGATACCCCGCGACATACTCAGTTAGGACGGCTGCCCAATCCGACTTTACACCGGGTAACGCCATACGCCTCCTATGGGTGAAAGCACGTTCACCGTGCATCCCTGCCCGCCTTCTACGTATTCGCCCCAGGCTACTCCGTGCTGCCATCTGGTAACGGATCGCTGGCGCCGGGCGTAATGCATGCTGGGAATATCGGCCAAACAACCAATCGACCAACCCACGGGTGCGCCAAAACTACGGCCCGCAGTTCGATCTATCCTGTGCAGATGTCCCATCACGATAGGCTTTTGAACCATCTCCACATGATCACGCACCGCGCTGGATTCCGAAAACATATAGCCGTGGCCGAATGCCGTGCCTCCTAGAATGCGCCAGCCTTTCTCAATGTCGTAAGGCACATACTGCGCCTTGAGATCCTTGCACATATTGTAAATCTCCGACTTGGCCGAGGTGCAACAGTGAGCCACGATTGCGCTAGGCGAGTATTGAAGAGCGGTTAGACGATGCTCATGGTTTCCCTCAAAGATGTAGCGTGGCGCCAGTTCTCGAACGAAATTAACTCCTGCATCAAAATCCTCACGAATCGACGAACTGCGCTCGGGCGAATCTGGATCTTTCCTAGCGCTGCCCATTAGCCCGGACAGATCGACAAAATCGCCGAGGTGAAGAGTCATGTCTGGATTCCACCGGCGTTTCATTTCCAGTGCAGCCTTACAAGCGGCCGCGTTCGCCAGGTGTCCGTGGCTGCACGATACGGCCAGCCACCGTTTCCACTTGCGGATTACTTTCATTTCTTATCGGCCGCAGACGGGAATCCTTCCAGCACAGCAAGGATCTGGCGGCAACTTTCCCGTGATTGTGCGGCCACCACGCTTTCGTCAGCCGCGCCTATCAGTGCGATCTCCGCGATGACGGAGAGCTGCATCTTTAACGTGTGGACGTAGGTGCATAGATCGAGCACCTCTTCCCACGCATCCTTCCACACGGGCCTGCGCCACAAAGCACCACCGTGCTCGTCTTGGCCCCGGCGGTACTTGGCATCCAGATCCTTGGTTAAATCGCGCAGGATCCCCGCGAGATGCTTTTCGTGTTCGGGCGTCACCGTGAACTCCACGGCTGGTTGCTGACTAGGCTTGTGGCCTTGCTTTTTTTGCGGATGTCCTTGGCCTGCACTTGTTCCACAGGCTTGCGTGAGATGTCACGCCACGACTTGAACTTGCTGGATTGCAGGTGGCCTGTTTCCCAAGAGATTGCGGCCAGCTCAAAGCTAACGCCGACGTGCTCGCCGAGGCGGAAAGCGGTTTCGTTGTCCCAGTCTGCGATCCACAGATCCGCGTTTTTGCCTGACTGCTTTAACGGCACCCAATCGAACGCGAGGCCGTAGTTGTGATAGCTTTCTCCTGGCTTGGCCTTAGTCACAATTCGGCCGCCAGCCGTTCTGCCTTTTGCATAAAGCGCGGCCTGCTCCTCCATTGTGCGACGGCCGCAGTAGATCAGCGGCTCGATCCGGCTTGTGACCATCTCGTTCACCCATCCCCTAACCTGTTTTTGAAAGCTGGCGTCTAGGGAATCGATCGCCCGCAAGGTGCGGGAACTAGCTTCCGCGAGGCTGGTCACTGCCTCGCTCGCTCTCTTTCAGTTTCTGCCAGGCTATCAGAAAGCGCTTTGAGCGATTTCGCAAACAGATCTCGGTAAGCCTGTGGGCAGGGCTTGTTTGTTCGCTCGGCCTTGTCCCACTCGTAGATGAAATAGCTGATGCTGTCCGGGCTAGGCGGCGGGCCGTCCTGCGTTTGCGAGGTTGTCGCACAGGAGCAGAGCGCCAGACTAAGAACTAGTAGGAGGGCGTTTCGTCCACCAGGCATCTATGTCTCTCAGTCTTTTACGGCGTTCTAGTTCGATCGATTCAAAGTTACGCTGAAGCGGCGATTTGCGTTTTAAGAACCACAGTAAGATACCCAGCAAACTGCCCACGACGCCGACGATCGTGGCGATCATTATTTTACTTTCGGCTGAATTTAGAGAGGATGTCGACCACGGCCTGCAAGACTTTCTCAGGCTGGTCGCCGGGGATGAATGACGCGATTGCGATAACCGCCGTCAGTAGTGCCGTGATCGCTCCAAGCACTCCGAGCCAATCGACGCTTAGTAAGGTAGGGATTAGTTGTTCCATGCCCCTAGCGGGGTGTCAAAGGCTGATCCGGCGCTTAATCAATTCCCAGATCGTGCTGAACACTGCCCCGGAGACTAACGCTACTAGCCAAAGCTTTGTTTTAATTGTGTGGGCTTCGCGCTCCATGTTGGTCAGGCGGCCGTGGTACTCGCCAAGGCTGGCCTGCGAGCGTTCGAGTAAATCCATTATCACGCACTGGCGAGTTTCTATCCTTGCGATTGATTCGCGGACTAAGCTCAACCGCTCTGAAAGTTCAGCAACTTGGTCGGTGCTCATAGGGTGGCGTTCTCAGCTCCATCCGCGATCCGCACCCACTCATTACCCTGGGCGTCAGTCCAGCGAACAATAAATCCCTCCGCCTCTAAAAAGCGCAGGCTGGCAGTAAATTCACGCCAGCCGGGCGTGTTGCGATCGTCGGGCGCAGTCATTCATTTCACCTGGCCTGCGTCGGTGGCAGCGCCCATGTCCGAATAGCGGGGGAGCTGTGTGTCGGTTTTAGCTGGCTTGGGCGAGCAGGAGCAGAGCAAGAGAGCGATTAGGAAGAGGGGCATATTAGGCTAGTGCCGATGCGATTGCATTTATTAGAGTGGTTACTCGGCTGTCTAGACTTGCAATTGTAAGGCTTTTCCCGATTGAGTAGAAAGACATTCTGGCGCTTGTAGGCAAAAGCCCATCCCCAACAGCAAAAACTCCTAGTAATTGACCAGTTGGAGAAGTGCTAGCTACGCTAACCGTTGCGTCTTGGAATCCTCCACTATAATAAAATCTGCGTGACCAGCCAGTTGAAGTATTGCGAGATTGGCATTGAAATCCTAGAGGAGCAAAATTCATAGTAGATATAGTACCCGCTCTATTTACGGCCAAGATATTTGTGACTGTAGAATGTCTAATTAAAAATCGACTACCAACACCAACATTAGTTCCAACAAGAGTTCCGTTGGAATTAGTTTGTGATTGCGATACAAAGCAAGACATATGAGAATCATTTTGTGGAAAATTTGTTGTGTCGTTATTGTTGTAGCCAGTAGCAAGATATTTGTTTGAGGCGTTACCAAGCAACCCAAGCGTCCTGCTATAATCGCCAGCTACAAAGTTATTGTTTGTGGGTGCGTTTCCAACCAGAGGAGTAATTGCCCCAGCTACCGTCCTCGCCCCTGCCATAATGCAAGAGGTTACAAGTGAAGTCCAAATGCCGTCTGCCTTGCATCCAACGACAAATGCATTAATAGCTCCACGGACTTGCGATTCAAGCCTCTCACCATCCGCTTCCTCAACTCGCAGAATGTAGTCTCTTGCGTCTGGATCGAATAATCTGTTTTTAATTCGATTAACTGGCAAGGGTGCGACTGCCGAAAACAAAGGCATCGCCTAGCTCCTAACTAACTTCAGTAACCCTAGCCGTGCCAGCCGTGGCGAATACAGCCGTATGGGCAAGTGAAAGCTGTCCCGCTGGGCACTCCCAATAATCGCCAGCCGATAGGCGAACTTGGTAGCTAATAGTGGTGCAGGTCGCTCCGGGCGAGATATATAAAGTCGGGCCTTCGTTAAATACCGTCAGAACTTCTCTACCCGCTACCGCTGAGACGAGCGTGGTAGAAGCTGTGGTGCTAGTAAAATTGCTATTAGTGACAGTAGTGCCTTGTGCTGGATAAAATGTGACTACGCTGTTAGAAATTGAGGCCGTAACAGAACCAATTTGTGCTGTGCCAGCGACTAATGCGGGAAGTGTAGTTAATGATACTGGCTGTGTGGCCTGAAAGAATGAGCCATTAACTGTTACGCTTGAATTGGCAATCGTAACTCCGTGAGTTACGCAAGAGCCGATAGTAATGGAATTACCAACCGTAACTGATGAAATGCTTACTGGAACAGTTCCGATGATAGAAGCTGTTACACTACCTATCTGTGCCGTCCCTGCCCCGATCGTTACCGTTCCCCCGCCAATCGTAACTACTCCAATGCGGTTTGTGCCTGAAGGCAGGGAATCAAATAGCGATGCACTTACAACTGCTTGTGAGTCTCCTAATGAAATTGGAACTCTAAATCCAATAAAATCAGCAACAGCCCTCACTCCTCCACCACCTATTTGTCCGATTCCTACTGGGAATACATTCAAAACCTCTTGTCCCAACGCAAGGCCATTTGCCGTCACCGTCCCACCAATCGTTACCGCACTTGCTCGGAGCTGCGTGTCAGTAAGGCCGCCGGTTACAGTCACCTGCCCCATGGTAACGGTGATTGATTCCAGTGCGTTAAGCGATGTTGGCCCTAGCTCGACCGTCCCGGTGACTGAATTGCTGGCCACCTGATCGTCGTAATAGATGACGAGGGCTGCGGTGGTCGTTAGCCCGGCCGTTGTCGCAACCAGGGTGAGGGCAGTATTTGCGCCGGACGTAAAGGCGGAGGCAGTCACCGAACTGTCCGCAAAGTTGTACATGATCCGCCCGCGATCGGCAGCAGTTACGAGCAGAAGCTGGTCGCGATCGATGTTCAGCCCGGTGAGCGTGAGAACGTTAGTGGTGGGCGAGTAGGAATAGTTAGGCCAGATCTGCTTCATTTAGATTGTGCTCCTTGTCATCCCAAGGCGATCGCCAGCGCCACGGCCGTCCCGGTAGTCACGCCTGCCCCTGCCACGCCCGCAACGATCGGCGTTCCCACGGCGACCGTAATGCTGGCAGGCCCGCAGACTGTGGCCGTAATAGGCATTATTCGGTCACCTCGCCAGCTATGGTTACCGAGCCCTGTAAGAGACGGACTTTTGTGGCGGCCGACGTGGTAAGTAAGAGATCCCACTTTCCGCCGCTGATGGGCAGGGCGCTGGCCGTGGCGGCGTTCAACGCCAGGGTAAGGCTGCCGGTCGTGCCGGTGGCCGTTACGGCGGCGAATTCCGCCAGCAGGTTGCCGTTGTAGGTGTCACGGATCTGAGCGGCAGCGGAGGCGCCAGCTAGCGAATACGTCGCACCCGTGCCATCTTTAACGGCGACTTCAAGGGCAAGATCCACGCCCTGTTCGATAGTTAAATTATATACGCCAGCGGCCATACTTCTGGATGGCGTGTGTCAAAGGGTTAAGGCTGGTACGGCCAAAGATCCGCCGCAGTAAATGACGCTGAAAAGTCTGTAATCAATCCAGTGGCATTATAATTAACTGCTGAGCCTCCTTCGTACACTTGAAACCCATCTATTAAAAAAGGAGACAAAGAACCTCCGACGGCTGTGTTTATTCCTCCTGTATCATCTTGATCTGTTTCAAATTCAAAAGCTCCGTACAGCTTTACGACTGCCTGATTTGGGTCGGAATTAAAATAGAAATCAGAACCAATAAAACCAAATTCATTGTAGAAGGCAGAATTTATTTGCCCACTAACGGTAATACTCTGATCCATTCCAGCTCCGCACACTAAGCCAGTTTCTGAGGTTGCTTGAGAAGTAATCGTTCCCGACCAACTAGCGCTATTTGGAAAAGATGGATCATTAAAAGCATAATTGGTATATGAACCAGAAACGCTAAAACTCTTCACTTTCCAATATAGCCGCATCATTTCGGTTGCGGTTCCCTGTACATATCGACCGCTTGTAATTCCGCAAGGTACAACCCCTCCAGCCTCGGCATCGTAATGGGAAAATGGGAATGGCTGAGAAGTTAAAATCTGAGCCATAGGATTTCGTTAGGGCAACTGCCCTGCTTTAATAACCAATGACGGTGATTCGGAATGTTTGAGTAGATTGCGCCTTGCTCGAATTTGTTGCATTTACCGCATCCACATGAACTTGATTTGTCCCAACAACATGCCCAAAAAACGTCAATCCTTCAGATACAGCACTCGGTAACCCGAGGAGGACTAGATCGTTAATCGCCGCGCCTGTTACCGCAACGGTTATGGATGTGGAGTCATTTGCCCCCACAGTCCCAAAAGCCAGGGAAGCGGTTGTCGTTAGGGTCTCCACTGAAAGCGGCAGAACTCCGTAAGTCGCGCCACTTGCAAGCAAGCCAAGGTTAATTAGCCCGCTTACCGCGTTTACGTTTGCTGGCTGGGCCGTGACTGCAACTCCATAAAACCCAAGCGGCGTGTTTGAGAAGGACAGACCAGCGCCATAGCTCACAACGGCAGCGCCCGAGCTGTTATTTAGCGTCCTGGCTCCAAAGGCAACGGCTGTTACGGCCGATGAATCCGCCAAGCTGCGAGCGGTTGAATTAACGCCTGTAGTAGAGTTGCGGACAAAGGCCGCATAACTCTCAGCAGCGGTAAGGTATGACGCTTGATCGGCCGGAACGGCAGATCCCGTGGTGATTAAATCCCTACGAACTGTAATATCAGATTGCAGAACTGTCTTGGGTGTTCCGCCCTGGGTTAGTTCGACCTCAATCTTAGGCGTGATGGTATCTGTGCCACCTTCCGCAAAAAGCTCGTCCAGCTCGCCCGTGGCAAGGGTGCAAGTCGTCTGCAGGAAGTTGCCAAAGATTACGCCACTTGCGTCCAAGGTAAGAGCGGTCGTGATATTGGTTAAGCCAAGGCTGCGAACAAACGAAATGGAATAGTTGCCTGCATTATTGCCAAGATCCACGCTTACGTTTCCAGCGCTGATCGTAGTGATGGATGATAGCGCCTCTGTAAAGCTGGCCGCAGTTGATCCGATAGGAATAGCCGTGGTTGAGTTTGGGCCAAAGTTAAGCACCACAGAACCGCCCTCTGCATCCGGGCCAATCACAAGGCTATAGGATTCATTCTGCGTTGAGGAACCGTCCTGAATTTTAGTCAACGAAACGACCCCAGCAGTAGGCGATGCGGTAAACGTATCCGAATATACGGCTGGGTTGCGAACCAGGCGAATGACTTGCTGGGCCGAAACTGATGCGGCTGGGAATCTGCGGGTGTTTACTAGGACAGAGCTGGTCGGGAACAGCGTGAAGGCTGAACCGCCAAAGGATAAAGCCGTGTTGACCGTGGCCGCTGTGATTAGATAAGAAAAGTTTTCCTTGCCGTAGGTTGTGACAGTAACGCCCGTGCCTGCGATAGCGGAAATGGCGTTATAAACCTGAAGCGGAGTCGCATTGAAAGAAATGGCCGAGGACGTGATGCTATTGAGGACTAGCTTGAATTGCCCGTCGGTTGGATCTCCATCAATCCCGCCGATACCCAGCTTAAGCGACGAACCACTTGTATCCAAATCCCGCAGCAGGCCCTCCTGATCTCTCTCTTGCAAACGGATGCGAAGGTTGTAGGAATCGTTTCGAGTTAAGGTGGGTAAAGTTCCATCCCTTGCGGCTCCGCGAGATACTAAAGTTCCGCTAGTTGTATCGATGTAAATGTCTAGGGATTGAGCCATTTGTTTGTCCTATTGTGTCAATTCTTATTCTTCTTCCGTTGGCTTTGGAGAAAGAACGAGAAGCGTATCTGGGCTTCCATTGCTGCATACGTTCAGAGTAACAACATTATAGTCACCAGAGATTTTAAATCCATTGTCCTCCTCAGTAACCGCTATACCCGTGCCGGCCGTAGGCTTCGTGCATTCAATTCTGCGGATCAATCCATTAAAAAACTCGCGAGCCAGCCGTGAAGCGCCGGAAAGTTCTGTTAGTTCAGGTTCTCTCATTTGAATTCATTACCCGCCAACAATTTTCTTTTGTTCAGCGTAATTGACTCTTGCAACCAACAAGATGCCACGCTTTTCACATGATAAAGATGTCTGTACGTACCCAAAGTAACCAAAATTGTAAAGAGAGCCAAACTGGAATGGTTCTCTAGGGTTTGACGGCATTTTTGTGCCATTGATTGACTTTGGCATAAAAAACCCATAACGACCTAGATTTGAAAGTCTGTCTCCTGGCTTTAGGAGTCCGCCTGCCCCGGTTTGGATAAATTCAGTTTCGCTTTTATCGCTTATAAACTCCGCTTCGATAATCATGTCTGGGCCAAATATGCCTGCACCAGGCGTGGGGATTAGCCTGACTACTGCTGGAGGCAATCCACTACTAGAAGTCAGCCCGACATAGGTCACGTTTATTTCCGTCAAGTCGCCGTCCTGTTCTCTGAATGAAAAGTTCTCGACGGCCATGCGGGCGAACGTTGTGGAAGCGGTGGAGTAGGCTGAATGCAAAGTGCCAAAGCTAGGCTGTAAAGTTCTACGATCCGCTGTACGCACGGTGTAGATTTCGTTTAGCGTTTCCAGCCCATTTCGTTCCGTAGAAAAATCTGCCCTGCGCAAGACTTTGCTGCCCGACGATGGAGATCCAACGATGACGGCACTCATTAGGTTACCATTGGCGCGGCGACTATTTTAGATAGGGCATCGTTTAATACGGTGTAGATATCGGACAGACTTTTGCCGCCCTTGGCTTCCTTGCCCGCTTCTTGCTTGATGAACTCTTGGCGACGGCTGGCCATTGTTCGCTGCAGTCCTTCTTTTGTTGTCGCGCTAGTTTGTTCCAACACCTTTGCGTCGAACTCTTCCTTGTTAATTTTCTGTTGCTCTTTTGACGCTTTTTCTCTTTCCATCTGCACTGATTGCGAAATGCCACGATCGCCAAGGCCAGCGGCAAAGTTAAGCACTTCGCCTGCTGTGCCTGCTCTGGCCTGCTCAAATTGCCTGCTGGTTCCGCCCGGGCCTGCGGCCATGCCCTTCTCCTTTTCGGCCTGCTCCTTCTCAGCTTTCATTTTTTCCTGCGCTGCCTTCACCTCAAGGTTGGCCGCCTCTAACATTCTGTCGCGCTCAGTGTCCCTTTTGCGTTCGTAAGAATCGTTGGCCAGTTTCTTTTCGGCTTCTTCGTTTTTTAGTATGTGCAAGGCCAAGTCAGTGCGATCTTTGATTGCGTCTTTTTCGGCTTTCTCCGCTTCCTTGGCGGCCTTTGCTTGGGCTGCCTTGCCTCCACTGGGGCCACCCTCTAAATCGATCGGCCTTGGAGTTGCTTTAGTTTGCGGGGGTTTATTATATTCCTGAAATTGAAGCCTATGCGCTTCTTTCATGATTTGTTTTGCACCAGCAAAGTCGCCCGTAATGGCTGCGCTCATGGCAGCCATAGTCATTGCAAGCTGCTCGCCCATTTGTTGAATTGTTTTGATAAATGGATTAACTAATTGAGCGGCAGAGCCAAAGGCGATGACCATTGTATTTTGAAACTTTTTGATTTCGTCAGAAGCAGCTCCGAGCTGGGCGATCGTTTCATCAGACCACACGCCCATTCCGCTCCCCATCTCTTGAATTGCTGCTGGGCCCATTCTTAGCGTTTCCATTAGCGCCCCGACGCTTTTGCCGGCAACTTCCTGCGCCATGGCAAAAGCCTCAAGAGGATCGCTAGCGCCTGCAACTGCTTCACTTAGCTTGAAGAATATATCCTGTGGCGACATGTTTTTTAGATCTGACACGCTTAATCCAAGTTTTTGGAAGGATTCGATCATAGCGTCGTCACCGCCGATCGCCTTGCCAGCATTCACTGCCAGTTTATTCATGGCGCTTGCTACATCTTCAACGCCTGCACCCGATAGAGATGCGGCATTCCCAACCTCTTGCAAGGCAGAGGCCGATATGCCAAAGCGATTCGCCAGATCTTGCAACTGATCGCCCTTCTCAATGGCTGAACTAAAACCAGCAATTATTTTATCAAAAGCAAAACCGCCAGCGAGTATTGACCCGGCCTGCTTGGCAAATTTATCCAGGCTCGCGTTTGCTTGGTGTAGCCCGCGATCAAAGCCTGATGCGTCTAATGCTAGTTTGGCTGTGGCTGTTGCGTCCATTACGCCAGTCCTGCTTTTTTGGAGTTATTTTTCACAATGGCGATCACACTTTTGGCTAATGTCCCTCGCTGGATGTCAAGGCTCTTGCGCAAGGCAGACTGACTTAAGGCCCTGCCTATCCACGGGATACTATTTGTGAGCTGAACGTATTTGTTTGTAATAACTACCGAACCACTTCCGTACTTTGATATAAGTTTTTGCAGCCAACTTTGAATTGAACCAACGCCTCTCACGCTTTCAAATCCTCCAAGCCTAGACGCACATTCAGCCCAGCCAGCTTTTGCAATACCAACTTTTCTCTGTGTTTCCTTAATATATTTCTGCTGTTGCACTTGCAGAATAAATCCGCGATTAGCTGCCGTGCGCCGTCCTATATTGAGATCGCCCTGGCCTGCTCTTCGCGTCCTTCCATCGCCCTTGTTTCTCATACTTTGATGAAATCGTTTTATGCTGGATGAATTAAGCTCCACGTCCTCTTCCTCCAGCCAGACCTTTCCGTCCTTATTTGTGAATCGACGCCTAAAAGCCGCAGGATCTAACTGCTTGAATCGAATGGCTTGATCCATCCATTGCCTGCTTAAAGGCTTAGTAATTGAAGCGATGTCGTCCAACACTGCATTTTCACCTTTTTTTCTGGCTTGTGCATTAAGTCCGTAAGGCTGTGTTTGATTGGCCAGTCTAACAGCAAGGGCTCTGCCAGATTTCCTTATCTCTCTTGCCTGTTCTTCTTCGTTAAGTTTTCCCCACAGATTAAGGGCTTTATCAATTTTCTTTCTGTCTAAGGTTAAACTGGCGCTCATAATCCTAATAGCCTCTCCATGTCACGGATCTCTTTTCCTTCAATATGAGCCGCACGCCTTAGCTTCACGCCGTCTATAAACATAAAGACGTGATCGGCCTGATTGACTGCTACCAGCGGCAATTCCCACAGAATATAATCCATTGGCCAGCCCGTATGTTTTGCCAGGACAAACACGCACGCGGCGGTTCCTCCTGGCGCTAGGCGTTTCCCGGCGGTGCGGCTATGGCTGAAGGGATAACGTTTACCCGCGCCTTATTAGCCTCTGACAAGATCGATGAGCACATAATTGAGGCGGTGTTTCGATCCTCCTCGCTCATCTCGGCAATCCAGTCCATCAGCTTCTCTCTAAATGCGTCCTTATCCCAAGCTAGGCGGATCGCCTTTTTGCGATCCTCTGCCAGCAGAATGTGCAGGTAAATAAACGACCAGACAAAGTAGATGGCGGAATCACTATCATCCCGCACCTGAAGCATCAGCAGGCGGCTGCCTTCGGTGTAAGCCGCAAGCTTCTGATTTTTAAAGTAGCGATCGGGCGAGATAAGGGAGTTGTCCAGTTCCTGCAATAATGCTTCTTCGCTCATAGTTTTTTAATCATCGCCCGCTTTAGTTCGGGGCTTGCCCTTTCTGAGATAAGTAGCGTTTGGCTGCCACGCTTAATCGATAGGATGGGTTCGGCACGCTTCATAAGGCTCAGCAAGGTTTCCCTGTTCTCAAGCGCTGCCCTGACGTATCGGATCGCGGCCTCTGGCTCAGATTTCATATCCGCCCAGGTTCGCTCCATTTCGGCTTTTGCATCCTGATCTCCGCTCGTGTTGAACCAGAACGTGAATTTTCTGTGACCTCCCTCTTCGACGATACAGGTTACCGGATCGGATTGGCGTAGCTTGGCCCCAAAGGCTGCGACGGCCGCAGCTACTTTTATGTTTGTCGTTCCCCAGAAGCTATCAACCATTTTAGGATCTCATAAACCCGCCGGAGCGGGTTAGCTCATGTTAGGGAATCGAGTCGCCGATACGTCCACCGTGACGAATCCTTCGCTAGTACGATTAACGGTGACGCTATCGACTACGATCTTACCGCCGGTGCTGGTGGCATTTGCCAAGGTTGTGAGGACTGCGCCTGCGGTTGTCGCATAAGCGCCTGTGATGGTGGTGGAGAATGAGAACGAATCAGTGGCGTTATAGAGTGCCACACCAACTACCTCGCCGCTTGCGTTGCGTACTTCCGCACGCTCTACGTTGCGGGTTTCTGTGAAAGATTGAACAAGGCCACCAGACTCTGCACTGATGCCGAACGTTAAGCCGCTTACCCCGATTGTAGTGGATGCCATATTGCCTTAAATTTTGTGTCAACTTGCGATGGAATTAGGCATGGCAATCAATGCCAGCTTATATGTGCGACGCATTGTACGCTCTTCATCGTCGGCCTCAGGCTCAACAGAATCCACCTTGGCGTTGTAACAACGGGCAGATCCGATCGCCGTGGTTGCATTCAGCCGAGTTGCCAAGGGGCTTGAATCGTAGAAAGCCTGCAACACTTTAGAGCATTTTCTAGTATGTTCGTCTAAGGTTGTATCGTCATAAGAATCCTCAACGACTACTTCAACCGGCACGCTAAACACGCCAGATCCCTGCACCGGCTCCTCTGTTCCTAGCGTTGCTTTTATTACAATAGAGGGCGACAAGTTTTCCGTCTTGTCGTGGGATAAGTGATAGCTCACCCCGGTAACGGTTGTAGTTAGAAGCTCTTGGAAAGCAGCTTCAATCAAACGATCGAGCATGGTGACGGCGGGCATATTCTAAACTCCTCTTGTCACCAGATCGGGCGAATGGACGGATCAAACGTGACCATAGTTTTACATCCAGCGCCACCATGCGGAAATGTTGGGGTGTAGTGGTATCTCTTGACGCAATCGGGCCAAGTTATCGCGGCCTTTCCCCTGGCTGCCTTCGACGTGTCCACGGATCGATCGTTATCCTCAATAATAAAAGTGCAGGGTAGATCTGCCCCAGCCACGTAGTTCACGGCCTCATAAAAATGGCCCTCGTCCTCAGCTCCATCGCCCAAGAAGCACCAGACTTTTGCCGAGCTTCCCTGCTCTTTTAATGTGTGCGCCACTCCGGCCGCTATCCCGCAAGTACCAGCCAACACGCTTGACGTATAGAAATTGAGCTTACGGTCAAAGACAAACATGGAGCGACCATCTCTAATCATCTGCTCAAGCACGTCAGGATCTCCGCCAGAGAGCAGATAGTGATAGTGGGATCTGTGGCTTGAGAAGATCCAATCGCCTGGCTTGATGTCTTTGAATATCTCGATGAGCTGATCTTCATTCCCCCCGCATAGGTGAATCAGATATGGCAGCTTGCCCTGCTCGAATAGCGCCTTAATGCGCAGTTCAAAATCAATCAGATCCTGCTTGTTCATACAAAGGCGTCGTGACTATCGGTGGCTAACTTTTCAAACAGTGCCACCTTGGCGTGATTTGCGCATTCATGCAGGCAACTAACGCCAGGGTTAAAGTTTTTATGCCATGCTCTCGCCTCTTCCCCGAACCATGCCTGGCTAAATGATTGATCCTTCATGGAAGCGATGCGGCCGTGATTGCTGTATGCGGTATTGTGGCATGCGTAGATATTAAGATCCGCGCCTACCACGCAAACGGCCTGAGCGTAAAGACAGCGATGGAATGGCCGAACGGGCGACTTGCTTGGACTATCCAGATCGTAGGTCGTGTTAATGGTAAAATCTGAATCGCAAAAAGATTGGCACTCGGCCAGTTGCTCGCGCACCCTGGTCGCGATCGTGTTGTGATATTCTTTGAAGTTTTGCACGTACACGGGAGAGAAGCGGACGTTACTTACGCCCGCATCCTTAAGCTGTTTAGCAAATGGAACCAACCCCTCATAATTGTAACGGGTAATAATAAAGTTAATCCCAAGATCGCAGCTCTCTGTTTTCGTGTTAGAAAAGTTTTTTATATTCTGCATCACGGAATCAAACGATCTGTCTGGAACGTTACGGCTCGACGCCATCTGCTCTGCGCTTGTGTAGTCCATCGAAATCCTGACCCACTTTGCCTTGCCTAATACTTCTGCCCTTTCCCCCGCAAGCAGTTGGCCGTTGGTAATAATGGATAGATCCAACCCAGACGAAACTGTCTTTGTCATAATCTCGACAATGTCTTTATGCAGCAAAGGCTCTCCGCCACCGCTAAAGGTAACGGCTTTTGTTCCCATGCTTGAAAGATCCTCTATTAGTTCTAGCGCCTTATCTCGTGGCATGACGTCCCGCTCGTTCATGCTTGTATGCATGCCAGCCTGTAGGTGCAAGTCAGGCCGATCCTTGGGCCGGGTTGTGCCGTCAGAATAGACGCAGAAACGGCAGGCGTGGTTACAGATATTCGTCGGCTTAATCCGCACGTAGATGGGTGCGGTAATAATATCGTCGCGAAAGCTGGCGATCTTATCCGGAAACGAAAAGATTTTAAGGTCGCTGTACTTGTTCTGCTTCACCACTCATCCTTTCGCTCGACCAGCATAGTGGATGTCCCAGCGCTCAGTCTGTGCAGTGCGTTTTGATATTCGCTCACTACGCTCTCCTTCTTTAGTTCGACGATTGGGAAATCGATCATCTTCCTAAGAGCTTCGGTGAAGTCCTGCGTATGGGTTGGCCCCGTGTAGAGCGGTTTATTTTTGTTGCCTATGACTACCCGCAAGATGGCGGCCGGCTTAAATTGATTGCAGCTAATGTGCTGAGCTGCGCCCAGGTGATTCAGGATGGCGTCCAGTGCATTGAGAATAAAATCCATCCGTTCAATAAATACGACGGGTTTGAGCCCGGCTAAACTCAGGCCCGTGGCTAGTCCTACCATCAGATTTTCAGCGACAGGCGTTTCAATCAGTTGTGAATCCGCAACATTATTAAGCGTGCCTGCTGCCCGGCCGCCTATCTTTACCCCGTAGCCTATAAACCTGACGGCCGGATCGGCCGCCAATAAATCCATCGCTTCAGTCAGGTCCTTCTTCACAGCAAGCCTTCCTCTTCAAGAATATGCAGGGCGTGAAATGCGCTCCTAGCCATCTGACCGCGTTCGGTAAATATGACTGTCTCTGTATCTGCACACAGCAAATGGAAGGCGTTTTTGTTATGAACGTTTAGGCACGGCCAGCTCGGCCCGGTGGATGTTCCGATGACGGCTTTTGCCTTGGCAGCCGTTGCACCTATCCAAGTCACGTTCTTGTTATCAAATGCCGGGCATAATCCAGTATCGACTGTGCTGATTACCCGATGGCCCTTGCTAACTAGTTTAGATACTAGGTTGCGAAAGTCGTCGGGGTTAAAGTTTGTGAATTGACCAGACAGCCCTGGCGAATTTATCACAACGACGTCGCAGTCTGGCGCCATCGGAATAAAAGAATCTAAAGCCGGATAGTCAAACAGGAGATCATCGACTTTCCGAATTGGATTCTTTACGCACATCCTGCTGGCCAGTTCCTCAAACCAGCAAAGATGGAATTTGGCGAAGTTTAATTTGTCAGGATGACGCTCCCAATATCCGCCTGCATTACGCCAAGAATCAATACTATCGGCTGGCGCTTCGCTGATTGGTCGAATGCGTAGCCGTAAGGACATGTCGCTACGCAGGGCATCAATCTCCTCAAACTTGCACAGCTCTGGATTGTGATAGTGTGTGATCTCAATATCTGGATTTTGCAGGCATAGTCGACGTAGAAAGTTTAACTGCACCAGGTTGTCGCCTAGGCGCAGTGCATTGTGGGTATGAATCACGGGTTGCGTTCCTTAAATATCTTTTCGCCCAGCTCGTAATTTTCTTTTGCGTTGTGGCGCTTGAATTCGGCGTCCTGCGCTGCTCCCGTGAAGAGCGGATTGTTGTGGGTAAAAACGATATCCTTGGCGGGAATGATCACGCCGTCGTATGCAGCCCTTTTAGAAAATTCGTTATCCGAAAATATGCCTGAGCATGCGTCATATTCAGCGGCAAACATTGCGCCCTGATCTTGCAGTCGTGCTTTGGTTAGGATTGCCATGCACAGCAGATCGTCTTTGCGATGGCCGTCAGAAATCGCCAGTACCTTGGGCTTGCTGGTATCGCCAATCCTGTCGGTGATTATCTTGTCCCAATGCAGCGGAGGGTCCCAATCGTCAGAGCCTTGAATGATAATCTCTCCACGGGCTACTTCGGCCGCCCTGTTCCAAGCGGCAATACACCCGCCCTTGCCTTTAACGATTCCCCAATTTTTAAGCATGTCGGCTTTAGGGTCGTCATCGTCGACTGAGTAGATCCACTCGACTGACGCTGGATCTGCGGCCTTTTTCATCCACAAGATACGAGCGTTGATGGCCTCTTGGGGGCGGCCTCGCGTGGCGTGGCAAACGGTAATCTTTACGGGCTTCTGTGCCCGCCACATGTTCTCAATCTTTTCTGCCTCGGCCGTATCGCCCACGGCTTTGCAGGCCGCTAGGTACAGATCGATACACTCAAAGTCATAAACAGTGCGCTGGGCGTTCCAGATCTTTACGCCCGGATCGGGCTGAACCATGGCCGATTTTAGCAAGTGATAAGCCTGCAACCACGCACCCACGCTGGCCTCTTCCCTGGCTAAATAGTAAATCGCTTCCCTGCGCCCAGGGTTCATCTGATGTGCCTTTTGGTATAAGCCGATCCTGACCGTGCGATCTTGCGTGGCTGTCGCTTGATTGCAGGCGGCCTCGTAAGCCAGCGTTGCCTCTTGCCCCGGCCAGACGGCCGCAACGTGTGACCACGGCTCTGATTCCGTCCTGCGATTGCCTAGGAAAAGTTCCTGCTGGTAGTAGTAGGCATACTTGCCTGCTTCGCTTAACTGGCCTTTAAGGATGCGGAGATTCCGATCGGCGCTGTTTGGCTTATATCCGCCGGGATGATGCTCCACCCATACCGTCTGCTCGCCCACAGATTCTAACCCAGCATTAGGCAACAGCGCCTCATGCACGGCATAATTCCACCTCCCAGACCATACGCCGTCTATACGCCTTACCATGCGCTCACGTACTGGCCTTAATTTGGCGTTTATAACGTCATAGACGCCCGCGTAGATGCCGAGCTTGGGATTCTGCTCAAATGCTTCCACGCCCCTTTTAAGAGCGTTTTTGAGGTCTTTATGTGGCAAGTCATCGCAATCGACCCATACCGCATATTCGCTAGTGCAGGCATCGAGTGCGGTGTTGCGGGCGGCGGCAAAGTTGTCGACATGTGGCCAGCTCGCCCCTGCGGGTGCGTTTTTATATTCGACGATCTTGGCGCCTGACTTTTCAGCGATTGCCCGAGTGCCGTCGTCAGGTCGGCCGCCTTGGGCAATGCAGACCACTAGCTCATCGCAGTATGGTAAAAATGCCGTTACAAAGCGCTGCATGAATTGCGCCTCGTGCCCGGCGATTGCGTAGATGGAGATTTTAGGATTTCGAGTGGCCATTCTAAACCTCTCGCAACCCGAGCACGTAACTGCCGATAGAAGTATCAATCGACGCCACCCGATAGCTGACTGAGTTGGCCAGCAAGATAGATCCGATGGTGGGAGCCGATGAGATGGCGCTCACGTCGATGGTAAAGGTGGAGTTTAGATCCAGATCAAACCCGCCCAGCTCCACGGTTTCTTTGCGGGTGATTGTCGAAAGGATGCCAGTAACGCCAGTAGAACTAATGGTGGCCGCTGTGCCAGTTTGAGTATAAAGAGCGGCTAGACTTTCTTTTAACGCTTCTGTGAATTCGGACATGAGAGGATTTCTTAAAGTGGAAAGGGCGGTGAGCCTTTCAGCCCGCCGCCCTCCCCGAGTGAATTAGCTACCGTTGATACGAACCAAGCTCGCGGGCTCTCCGGCTTTTACGCCGTAGATCAGAGCGTAGGTGCGCTGCAGCTGACCCTTAACCACGTCGTAGTTCTCGCGAACTTGGACGGATAGGCCAGTGCGGGGTTCCGTCACAACCGAGATGTCTCCAGGAATGGGGACTCCCGTTGGTACTTCCGGAACGCGGGCCGCGATCAACAAGGCCTCTTGCTGGGCGAAGAATCCGCCGAGCGTGATGCTGTTGGAAGGCACTGCGCTGTACTGGTTGATGTTGAATCCAGCCACGTTGCCGATCCCAGCCGTGCGAACGAGGTCGCCAGTGATCTGAGGATTGGCCACCACGGTGCTGTCGTTCAAGAGTGCGCCGTAGAAGCTGGGGTTAAGAACAGCGTACCGGCCGTTGACCGGGGCGTTGTTGTTGTTGAGGGTGATTCCGGCCGATACTACCGAACGGTAGGAGAAGGCGCTGGAAGCAACCGTCAATGCGCTGGTGAAGGTGGAGGAAGTCACAAGGGCCAACAGATCCCCAACCATTTGCAACCCGAGGGCGTGCGCGGCTGCGCCGGCGAAACGCTCGATGAGGTTGATGTTGGAGCTGGTGCGCTCTTGATCGTCCACAGAGTACGAAACGTGCTTGAACTTGTTCAGAGTGATCTGCACGTCCGTCTGGGTTGTCGCAGTCGCTACGTAGCCGTTGGCCTGCGAGTAGTCCTGGGCGGTCGTCGCAGAGATACGGTGGGTAAAGACTGACGCGTTGTATTTAGCGGCTTCAGAGCTGAAGTCCGTTACTGATGCGCGAAGGAACGAATAATCCGCCACGAGGATCTCAAGAGCCCTCTGTGCGATTACGTTCGCATTCGTTGTTCCGATTGAGTTGGCCATTGTAGTGTTCTCCTAGTAGGGCTTATAGCCCGAGTTTGCGGAGCAGTTCCGACCGACGGGTCGGATTCTTTTCCGCGTTGAATTGATTGAGGATTTCTGCCCGGCCGAGCGGTTGGCTCGATTCAGCGGGAACCGCCACTGCGCCAGCAGCG